TCATGCTTTCAGGCTTCCGAACCTTTTGGGTCTTCTGTAGTAGCTGATGTGAGTTCCCCCGACGGTGCGTTCATCGTATTTTTGGTATCCCGATTCCCCGTACTTCTTAATTTCTTCGTCCGTAGTGGCCGTTACGACCTCAAAGTCCTGGTTAAGGTTAAACTCTACTCTGGCCACGTATTTACTTACGTTCTCGAGTTTTTTCAGTCCCAGTTTTCGTTGGATCGTGAACGCGTTTCCGTTGGTCAACCATGCTAGCATAGTGCCGCCCCAGTGCCGAAAGCTGTTTGGCTTGATGCTCAATATCCGCGGGTTCTGAGTGTTGTGAGCTACTCTCTTCCTCAGTTTCTTGAACGTGCCATACATCGTTGCGTAAGTCATGGGAAACACGAGCTTCGACTTCCTGGGCAACGTGTTGATCATGGCTATGAGACGGGGGGTGACTTCGAGTTCTCGCGGCCGGTGGTCTTTTACGGGCTTGTTTATGGCTATGGCGCAGCGGCGCTGATCGATGTCTATCCATCGCAGGCCTAATCCTTCGGAAGGGTCAGCCCAGATTTCTTTCAGTGTCTGAAGGTAGGTTCTCATTCGTTGGCTTCTTGTCGCGTTGATCAGGGCGTCAAGCTCGGTCTCGTCAGGCAGAAAGAAGACGTACTCTTCCTGGTGGTAGGTCGGCATGAGCCAGCTTAAGCCCGCCATTCTTGTGAATGCATCGTAAGCGTAGGTGCACAGCATCTTCGTCCCGTCTTTCCATTTCTTCTTTGCGATGGCTTCTTTTACGGCCTCAGGATCGTAGACGTTGCACTTCGAGTTTAGGAGCATGCGGATGAAATGGACGTAATGGGAGTTTTCATCGTATCCTTCTTTGTCTAAGTAGACGCCGAACTGCAGTAGTAAGCCTTTGGCGGTCGTCTTATCGATTTCTCTAAGGCCACCAACAGGCTTGGTTTCGCTTCTTCGCGGAACTTCCTTTTCCTGGATTTCCGCTGCCAAGTTTTTCGTCTCCGTTACGCATATTTGGCGATTACTAAGTGTGTTAGCGCTGCCTTTTAATGACTTCGTATCAACCCTCTGAAGCCTTTCAGACGTGCTCAACCCTCTCTGAACATCATCAGAGTCAGAGAACCGGAATCCGCAGTTTCGACAAAACCACCGCTGGATCCTCTCCCCGAAGAGAGAATACCGAAGGCCATCGCGCCAAACCTTGTTAGAGCCGCATTGTGGGCATAGAGGGCTGGCGCCGGCGGAGCGACCCATGCGCTCCGACTTACCGAGGTTAGAACCGACTTCTCTGCCAAATATGCTTCTCGCTGCTCCACCTTGTGTAAGTCCAGCCATTCCCTCGCCACAAGTCTGGTCACCGGGAAAATCTTCAGCCAAAAATAGATCACCTGGCTAGAGTATTCCCTCTTCAATTTTGAGTTCGCGTGGAAAATCAGACGCGAAAGCGTTCTTAATCTGTCTTAGAAGTTCCAGGTCCTTACACATCATCTCTAAGTAATTTGCATATTTGTTGCCTCGCTTCTGAAAATAAACGATCAGATCCTTGTCGGGATCGATAATGATCTTGTGACAACGCCCAAATGTATCCCACTCGATCCTTCCCGCTTTCACAACAAACCTTGCAACTATGTTGTTCAGTAAATCATTCGTTCTCCGAGCATGATGACGAACCGAAAACAGAACACCATACTTAGAATAAACAGCCAAAAATAGGTCACCTAAATGAAGAGCCCTAGTCGGCTTGTTCCTGACCCATTAGTGTACTTTTCCCTTAATGGCAGACCGATTTTCAGAATATCCTGCAATATGACCTCTTTCGGAGCTCCACTCTTCTTGCTCAATCGCTCAAGAATAGCATCTTGCTCGCACGAGTTCAAATCCCGCCATTCAAGAATGAAAACTCTCTCTTCCCCTACGCCTTCGAGCCTCGCAGGTTGCGTGATGATGCTACGGACTGGCACTTCGCCATCTGGAAAGATATCACCCCAAACCTTCTTACCCTCATCATTCAAACTCGCCCACGTTTTATATTGCCTCAATCATTCTTCCTCCTCTGGCTCATCTTCCTCCTCTCCAGGCACAGGCCCATCATAACTGGGGCAATTCCAACAGTCAGGGCTACCGTACTTGTGGTCACATATAGCGCAGTAACCAATGTCGTCAATCTCATCGTCTTCAAAAGTCAATTCACAAGTCCTCCTGAACTTCACGGTTTCGAGGCGGAACGAAGGGCAAGCCAAGGGCAGCGAAGACTTCCTCTTCCGTTCTTGCTGCTATCACGTTGCCATTTTTGATGAGGCCACGACTGTACTCGAGGCGCATGCCCCTTTGAATGGCCAAGTTGCACAAGGAAATATTGTATTCTCGGCTGCCGGTTCTGACCAACAGCAGTATGCCGTAGGTTTCAGGCGAGGCACGATACAGGTCTAGTTGAACGTGTCCACGGCCTTTCTTGCTTGCGAAAGGTATGTGGAACCTGGCTATTTTGGGTCCTTGCTGTGCAGTTACCGCGTCAAATTCATGCCGGATCGTCTTGATGATTTGAAGCCAACTATCAAGATTCACAGAAACGGGTCTCGGCTCCAAAACAACATCTATATCATTGATTAGAGGCCTGAATCTTCTGATGCTTCCGGCGATCTGAACTCGCTGACACATGGGCTCGATTGTCGTTAAGACTTTGAAAGCTAAAGGCTCAACCTCGCTTCGCTCAAGATTCTGCAGAACATTGACTGTGGTTGGAAAGTCTCCGATCAAAGTGGCCTGCTTCTCTTCCTTTGCGGTCATGTTTTGACTTCCTCAAATTCAATACATTGACAATAAGGGCAGCACGCAATTTCAACGATCACGCGGGTTGGAGCGTCTGGCGAGAAGGTTGGGGGCGGCCGCTTCTCAATGCTTATCCTGGCCAGTACATGGAAGGTTTTGAGGCATTCAGGGTTCTTACACTTCCACATCAACGATCAACCTCTTTGATTCGGTCCTTGGCTCCGGGATAGGTCCAGTACTCCCAGCCGCCATTCGATGTCTCTTCACGTTGCAGAGTCTTCTTCTGAATCATACTCTCCAACGCCTCATTCAAGGCCTTCGTGTTAACCTGAACACCATAAGTCCGAGTGATTTCCTTCCCTATAGCGATAACGCGCCTCTTTTCATCGAAGAAACCATGAAGTGTAAGAGTAATCAGACGACCTTCATGTGTGGATTCGTCAGTCTCCAGAATCGGACGCTCAATCTTGTGATGAATCTCAGGAATAGTCTCAGTAACAACAACTTTGCCAGGTACGTCGCCATCAGTAGGTATCTGCGTAGGTATAGCAGTAGGTATTTTTTCCTCAACCCGGTGAATGTTGTCATAGATGTTCTGTACGTTTATCGCCATGCGTAGCCAAGATCGCAACTCATCGTAGACCTTCAGGTCCTTTTCAGCCTGATCCAAACGCTGCTTGTACTGTTTCTCCTTAAGCTCAAACCACTCTATCTTCTTAGCACTTTCAGCCAATTGCTCACCCAAAAAGGCAAGCCTTTTCCGAACATCCTCAGGAACCACGTTCAAGCTAGGGGTCGCGACCCCTACATCCTTATCTTGCTGAAGCATTTCCTTGACTGACATCTTGATCTTCGCCTTCGCCTCGAGCTCCTCATTTTCCCTCTTCAACCGCACAATCTCCTTCTCTTGCCGTTTCACAACTGATTCTTCGTCTTTCTTGGCCGCTATCGCTTTGGAGATTTCGTCACGTAGGCCTCCGAGGGCCCTCGAGAGATCTGCCGTAAAGGGCTTGGGCTCGATGAGCGGAGTGTCGGCGCCATGAGGACAGATCCGTTTCCGAACCGGGATCGTGTCGACGCCGCCCTTGTGCGAGACGACGAAAGAGCCCGTGGGCAACTTCATGATCTGCTCTTCCGTGATGGGTAGATGAAGTTTCTTGACGACGTACATGATGCCGGTCTTCGGGTCCAGATCCGCTGGGCTCGTGAACTTGCCGAAAAGGTTGATGTTACACTGGCTCAGGGGGCTCTTGTGCAGGTCCGCGGGGCGCTGGCTGATGAGAATCGGGAAGATGCCGATTTTGCGGCCGTGCTTGGCGATCAAGCTTACTCTGGAGAGGCTTGGTTTGCTCATTTGATCCCAGCTTTGAGGAGCCCAAATATCTGCTTCCTCGAGCACCAAGAACAAGACCCGGCGGTACTTCTGCTCGAGGCGATAAAGATTCCACAAAAAGCTAGAGACAAAATGGAGCTGCTCAACTTCGTCTTCAATGTCGCTGACGTTGACTATGAGGCTTATGCCTTTCTCCAATGCAGCCAAAACATACTCATGAGCGAAAGCGGGTTCGAGCGGAAGATCCTGGTAGGGCCCTCCGATCACTACGATATTGTTGTATCTCGCTTTCAACGTGTGCCATTCCGGTATGGGCTCGATGATGATTACTTGCGCGTGATTATCCAGGACGTCTTCAACGAGGTCGGCTGCTGCGTTGCTCTTGCCATGGCCACTCATCGCTAATATACTAATGCGTAGGCCTTCACGCTTGTAAACATCAGTGTCGATTGCAAAATCGGAGCTCAAACGCAACTTCAAATAAAAACCTCCATTCCTTCGAGAAAGTTGAGCAACACATCAGCATGACAAGGTTTGTCCAGGGGGCACCAACAAGCCAAATCCTTACCTTTCAATGAGTCAAGAAAATGCGGATCTTCTATCAACTTTTGAGAAAGCCACAATCCGTACATCCTAATGGCGTTCTCTCTATCCATTCCCTTAATCTTCAAACTAAATGACGTCACTTTGTAGGGATTTCCATATTTAGTCGGTCTTCCAACATAAACCGTGTTGGGAGGCATTCGCCAGCCCTTGGTCCTTTTCCGTTGAACCCGCTTCAAACAGCAACCTCCGTTCTAGGGGTCATGCCCCTCAAAGGGTCAGGTGCAGCAACTAAGATGGGAAGTGTCTTCTGTCCCTTCAACGGAGGTACTTGAGGCACATGCCTTTCAGTCAAATGATGTGTGCTCGTGTAGTAACGTGGGCCGAGGAACTTGGGCCACCGATAAACAAAGTAAGGGTTTCTCTTGCCACGATAATAATAGCACTGGTCATCTGAACGTTCTTCGCCAGGCTGCAGATCTGAGAATTGTGGATACTCCGTTTGGAAATCTTCAACTCGAGTGTAATCAACGTTTGAGATCCAACGGTTCTGACGCCAACACTGAGGATCCACAAAACCACAGTTCGGACAGATCTTCAAGAAGAAACCTCCCTAATCTTCCTCAAGAAGAGCCCTTTTTGCTTCATCTGCGGCAAGCGATTCCTTCGGGTTGTCGGTCGTCTGGATCGTGTCAGCTTCCAAAGGCTCCTCCGGATGAAGATCATGAATCAGTTCCTCAGCAGTCTTGGCCTTTTTCAACCGCTTAGACTCGATTCCGAGTTTGCCTTGAAACGCGTTCTCGATGAGTTGCTTCACTTCTTCCACATGATCGGAAGAGTGTGTGTCGACAGCGGACTTTTCGCCGGTCCGGTATTCGTGCTCTTCAGCCCTGAATCCTCTCCATAATGCGTTGCTATGCCACGAGACAGATACCGATTTACCATAGGAAGAGAAGTCGAACCCAAACTGCGCCCCATCCAGCTTTCCCGAGACTTTGAGGCTTGCGATATCTACTTTCGGCACGATTTCCTTTGCCCTTTCCACAAAAACCTCAACCAACTCTCTTACTGTGTGAGCGCAGCGGATCGTCTTCTGCCTTATGGGTTCCGATTTGCCGTCCAGCCCCTTCTGTGTGGATACTTCAGGCTCATAGAGTCGCTTGCCAGTTTCCAGGTTCCAGTCATCCAAGCAACTGCTACATGTTACCCATGGCAAACCCTTATGGCAGACACGTTTGGGAGAACCTTTCCTGCATTTGGGGCATTTCGGAAACTTCGCTGTTTGCAACGCTTCTGCAAGAGCCCTTTCCTCTTCACGCGCTTTCTTGACACGTGCCGTCTGCTCCTGCATTTCCTTCACGCCCCACTGACGATATGAACGGTCTCGGTCATACTGCTGAAAGACTTGTTTCTGGTCTTTAGGCTCCAAGGTCGCCAATGCTTCAAGGTGACTGGGCGTGATTATGCCACGTGGCATAATCTTAGCCTTCGCAACGATCTGAGCGTCAATTTTTAGGAGGCTCAAGCGGTGGCTGACGGTCGACTGGTCCACACCGTACTTGCCGGCGATCTTGGCCTGCGATAGCTTAGGCACCTCCGTTTTGAAGAGCAACGCTTCTTTGAAAGGGTCGATGTTGCCGCGTTCCCGGTTGCGCCGGTAACAGAGAGCCTTAGCATCATCCTCACTGATTTCCCGGATCTCACAGCGGATCTCCTTCCAGCCGAGCTCCTTGGCAGCCCGCCACCGGTGCTCACCATCAACAATAATGTACGTGTCAGCAGTCGAACCCTCTTTGTGATCCTGTGCCTTGAAGAAAAACTTCTTAGGGGAGATGAGAAGCGGGTCGATGCCAGTGGCGCCGTGAATGTGCATATCCTGTTTGAGGGCATCATATTCTTCTTTTTGTATTACGTTAGGATTCCATGGGTTACGGTCGATCTTATCAACTGCAACAGATTTTATGTCACTAATTGGCAAGCTTAGTTTGCCCTCCTCTTGTGTTCATGTCGCCTGCGTACGCGCAATTGCCTTCGATGCAAGGGACAAAGCTTCCGCCCATCCCTCGCATGAGCTTCTGAACCGCGTGCAACGGTGCGATTTCCAAAACTGCAAAAGTAAGACACAAGATAGTTGACCATGATCACGTTTCTCCTTCCTGCAGAGAGTACTTTTGGCAGAGCTTCCGCATTGCTGAAAGCAGAATCAACGCGTTACCGTCGTCAGCCCTTTTGAATGCCACGAGAAATGCGTAGAGAAAGCCGCCCTTCGCCGGGCTCGATTCATTGATTGCAATTCGCTTGTACCTAGCTATTTCCCTATTCCGTCGGTTGTTGAGGGCCAAGGAACTGTGTGATTCGGTTGCGTGAAGGGGAGAAAGGAGAGAAGAAACTCCACTGCTTTCAAAATCCTTCTGCCGAACCATTCCACATCCCCAGCCATCATTTCTCCTTTTTCTGGACTCTCTCAAGTCGAAGGCGAATCGCCTCCGCAACGAAAGATGCGATGCTTCGGTAACGCTTGTCTTCGGCAACATAGTTTTCAACGTCGTCGACAAGCTCCTTCGGAAGGCTTACACTGCGGTAACCTTCTTGCATATACCACACCGATACTCCATTCAACTGTTTGGTTTTAAAGCGTTGTGGTACACATGAAGTATATAGTCACGGTAACGAAACGCGTAGGTTCCAGCAATTTTTATATGTTGATGTTTAATTTATGCAGTATGGGTACAGTATGCCAGAAGGAAAGTACAGAGGGATCAGCCTCTCAAAAGAAACGATTGCAGCGATAGAAAAGTTCATCGATGAAAATCCAGAAGCTGGGTACACCAGCATTGCAGATTTCATTAGCGACGCCATCCGAGAACGCTTCGAGCAGCTAGGAGTATACCCTGGAAGAATCTCACTCATAGACGTAGATCCCAACGAGTTAGGAGCCTTGCTTTACGACAAAGACCTACGCAGAACAGTTCAGGTGTATATGCATCACGAAGGGATCCAGTGCGGCGAATGCAATACGGGGAACTGCAAACACGTCAAGTTTGCGTTGAAGGTTCCTGAAGTCCAAGAATTGATTCAGAAAAAGAAGAAAGAAGGCTGGAAACTCCCTGATCTCTAGGATAGGATGTTGACCTTTCCCTGTTTAATCTTCAGAAGCAGCTTCGTCAATGTCTTCATATCCCTTCAAAACACAGAAAAAAAGGGAAATTGCTTAAGCATTTAGACTTGTTCTGCCCATGTGTCAAAACTGTAGCCATGCCCAACGGGAGCGGAGCCTTCAAAGTAATACCTGAATTGCGTGACAACATTGTAGCCGGGTCCAACATCAAAGCCGCCTCCTGGGCCAAAAGTGCCCACAAGTATGTCGCGCCCGCCCACAGTCTGCACGGTTAGCGGTAGGTCCTGCCATGCTAAGCCGTCCCAGTATTGTGTCTTCACGTCCGTCGTAGTGAGGCTTATGTCAGTGTAGATCCGGAATATCAGCGTGATCTTGTAGGTGGCTACGCCGACGTTCTGGAGGCCTATCCCAGTCTGATACCATACTCCACGGTTAAGTGTGCCTCCTGGCGTGTTTGAATCCCACCACAGTACCAAGTTTGAGCCTGACTCTTGAACCGTCCAAGATGCTGTGAGAGTGTTGCTTAAGATCAGATTAGCGAACACAATTGATAAGGTGGCCGCAAGAGCAACTGCAATGACAATCATGGCTGCCTTTTTCACTAACATTTTTTCTTCTCCTTTATTTTATACGCGGAAATCCATGAAAAGTTCGATTTCCGCGCCCAACTGTTAGATCAATTCAGCTTTTAAAACTTTGCAAAAAAAACGGTAGACCAGCAGAAATTCCATGGAAGAACAACGCTTAAGAGGCTTCAGATCCATGTTTTAGGCTGAGTCAAATGCCTATTTTTAAGAGAAAACACCTCAGCAAGATCCTGACTGGGGAGAAGACGCAGACAAGACGCACGCACAAGCTAGAATGGAAGATAGGGAGGACCTACTCTGTCCGGGACCGTTGGTTCGAGAAACCAAAAGGCCACATTAGGATAACGCGCAAGTTCAAACAGAAACTTGGAGAGATCACGCTCCTCGATATCCGAAAAGAAGGATTCGCAACCATGGAGGACTTCAAAAGAGGTTGGGAAGAGATCTATGGCTCGGGATCCTGGAATCCGGAACAGGTCGTCACGGTTTATGAGTTTATCCTCTCCAATCCGGTTGAAGAGGGAATGGACAAAAGACCATAGTATCTAGTTTTTGAGTCCGACTTGAAGAGACGGGCGTTGCCAGAAAAGATAGGCCTTCACTTGGAGCAGCATGCCGACGACCTTGATCAGTTTCGCCATGTCCTGCAGGTTTGCCGCATTAATTCCCTGAACGTAAGCTTCCTTCGTGCCGTAAGGCAGATGCCTGTCACCTCCGATATCCCTCTGAAGCCGCGGATGATTATTCTCCTTAAAGGCTTGCTTCAAAATGGCCATTTTCTTTAGACTCAACCTCTGCAAACGTCCCATCACGTACCTCTCACTGCCCAAAAGTTTAGAGTTAAAACCGAACCCTTCCAGCACATCCGCGATCTTCAATGCCTCCTTCCCAGGAGTCGAAAAAATAACGCGTTGCATTCCAGCCTTCTCTGCGAAAGGATTGTATCGAGCCATAACCGCCACCATCTCCACATAAAGCGTGCCCACCTTGGCCAAAGTGTCTCGAATCAGTCTAGAGCCCAAGCTTATGCTTCGATACTTCGGGTGAATCACGATCCGGCTGATGATACTTACATTCTTGTTGAGGTCCTTGACACTCATTTTTGGCAAGACAAGGTTTCGGCCGAAACAGGCGATCGGCGGATAATTGTAGAGTATTACGCCACAGAGCTCGTACCCCCTGCGCATACAGAACACCTCTCTCGTTGCCCCGCACCTATGACTTCGATAGTGGAAACCACTCAACCTCCGCCAATCATCCAAGAGCCCAGGGCGGATCTCCATTTCCCGGACCAAGCTACATTCAGCACTGGGCTCGTTTGAGAAATATTCGACGCTAATCTCCTTGCCGAAACGCTTGTGAATACATACACTGGGATGGAGGTCCTCCTGCAGGTCCGTATGCGTCGTTGCCGCTAGAACCGCCTTTCCGCTTTCCCGGGCCAGTTTCTGAAGGTTAAACGCCACGATCTTCGCCGTATCACGATCAAGCGTACTTGCAAACTCATCCAAAACCCACCATTGCTTCTTGCTCTCCATCAGTTTCGCTATGCGGTAACGGTATTTCTGGCCATCACTCAGCTGATCGTAGGTGCGCAGGAAGAGGAAAGCATCGTTGAGGCCTACTTTACAAAGGAGATTAAGCGCCTCTTCAATTGACTTGCCCAAGGTTTCAATCAACGGCCTCTTAGAATTGATCTGCAGACCGGCTATGTCGACTGCTTCTTCGCCGAGATCCTTCTGGAGGGCTCGCAGTAGAACGCTCTTGCCGCTACCACTATCGCCAGTGATGTAGACGACGTCTCGAGGCCCTATTTTCAATTCGACATTATCTAAGACTACGAATTTTTCACCTTGGTCCAAACCCAGGCCGAAGGCTTCAGCAACGGCGACAGTTCTGGGCGTGAGTTTGGCGGCGGTCTCGTAAGCAATGTTAAAGGTGAATTTGCCAGCGTTCTTATCATAGATGCGTCGTAATTGGTGAATTTTGAAGAATTCCCTACGATGTCTCATTGTCCATTCAAACCCCTAGGAATCATGCTTCTTTTATGATTAAAGGCAGATCGCCTAAACGACACGAAACGAGCCCAGAGAGATAAGTGAAACTGAAGCCTTACCTGCCCACACCAGTAGCCTGCCTCTGCCTCACTTTCTTTCGAACCCTTTCCAACTTCGATTTCCCAACACGCATACTATCCACTGACCCGTTAGATTTGACGAAAAAGATAGAAAAGAAACGAGAAAAGAGGGAGAGTATAGAACGTTATTCTAGGCTGTTGCAGGAGGTCCCGGTCCTGATGCCTGGTTCACTTGCCTTACCAAGCTCAACTTTTTGGCAATTATCTCAGCGAGTTTCCAGATGTACCATGTCAAGAAACCGTTGGCTAGCCATGTCTGCACCATTGCGTAAGTCCAGCCTCCATACAACGTCAAGAACCCGATTACAAGGCTGATCAATGCTGTGAAGACAAAATTCTCAAGCTTGAATGCTTCAGGCGGAGTCTTTGATAGGTACCCAGCAATGCATGTTGCCAACGCCACTATAATCGCTATTGGCGTGGCTTTCACTCCGGTCCAGACTCCGTAGATCCACTCGTATGGCACTTCAGGCCCGACCTGTCCCTCCGCAACGCCATCCTGCGCGAAAACAGGCACTGCCAAGCAAAGTACCACCATAGCCAAGATAACTACGAGAACTGCTCTCTTCATCCTATCACCTCCCCTGAAGCAACGAGTTCAGCGTGACGTTTCAGACCCTAAGCCCGATGGCCGATCAAGACGCCTGTAACAGTGCCGATCAACCCAGTGATCGCAGCGAAGACCTCGCTATTCCACACATGCAAGACCGCAAGATGAGAAACCTCTAGCCCGGTGAGACAAAGAGTCATGCCGATCGCAAACTTCACGAGCAAAACAAGTTTTGCGTTAGGCTCAACAAGAGCGATCTGACCTCTTCGAGTCTTGGAGTGTATTTTCCGCGTTAGTGCCCGTTTGATAAAGTCATCCATGATGATTCCTTATTCTTTGCTTTCTGGAAGAGAAGGTCCTACGTCCGCCCTCCAAGAAACTGCGAAGAAGAAGCCTGGCCTCTTCTCGTTCTATATGGTTCTTCACGATTACTATCACATTCATGCTCCAGTCGAGAGGTATCGCGGTGTAATCTAGATCGTAGAGGCCATCAGCGTAACGGAAGTTATTTTGTGCAATGATGATGTGCTTCTTTTTGTCACCCAACACGCCAATGTATATGCCCCAGCTCACAACCGGGACGTCGACGCTCGTGCCGCACGCCAAGCTTTTCCCGACACTTGCGTCGCCCCACTCAACACGAACAAGATCGCCTACGCTAAGCTTCTTGATTTCATCAGCAACTTTACGCTTCATTGACTTTCACGATCCAAATCATTAATACATTCGAGTTCTCGCGATCCGAAACCTAGCGCGCACCTGCCTAGACCTCATGCAACGCGACACTGAAATGACGCAGGTTAACCGTGCCCGTAAGCTCAAGTGTCAACAGAACGCTCAAGACGTTGACGTTGCAGCTTATGGGACGTCTCGGGTCATCGCTGCTGAAGCTGATCGCAGTTCCGGCGCTAGCGATTCCCATGAGATAGTTGACGGCACTATCGGCCCAAGCGATGTCTTTCTCCACGCAATCCACGCTCCAATCACGCGTGCCGCCGTAAACCACTACCTGCCGACGACAGACCTGATTCTGCCAGAGATCATACTGCAACCCGATAACGCCCAACGACTCGCGGAGCCCGACTAGGTTCAAAGTTTTTGTGCCAAGCGTTATCGTCGTCAAACTAGTCAGTGCCTCACTAAATCGGTCTGATGTCGACGCCTACGATGCTCACGCAGCCCCCCAACCCGTACACGTAGGTTTCGACCTCTGTGAAATTCACAGTTTGGAACGTGTAGCTGTCAGCCAGAATGCCGGTTCCCGACGCAACGTGATAATAGTCACAGATGTCTCCGAAGCTTACCGCCCTGACAAGCCCGGTGACAACATTTGTGCCAGCATCAACGAAGAGAGGCTCTAGAGTCAGATACAATGTGCTTCCCTGAGGAAAATTGAATGTGACGGGACGATGCTTCTGCTCCTTCACAGTCAGGATCCAAGGGCAAGCTATGATGCTGATGTTAACAACGGTGTTCGCGTTTCGCTTGGAGACGGCGACTGTGTGCTGGACTCCCACAGTTAAGGGCACGTAATATTTTGCGCTCGCGTTGCCCTTGCTGTCAACGTCCTGGTTGCGCTCGGATGCATTGACTTGCTGGGCGTCGACCGTGACCGAAACGCCGTTCGTGAGCGTCTCACCGATGTTCTCGAAGTTCGTCTGGCCGCTCGGTGTGGAGCCAAAAAGGTTGATCGCGAAAACAGCTTCTTTTAAATCGCCGATCGCTGTTTTTCTGGCTGCAACGGTCAAAGCTACTGAATTCGAATATGTTACATTCGCAAGGCCTACGGAATCCGTAAGCTTGGCAAAACCGCACTGAAGATTTTTCAGGTTCAACGTGTTTGCCGAAAGGCACCCTTCAACCAGGATCGCGTAGGTTCCGGCGGCGAGCCAGACTAGAAAGCCATACTTGGTATAAACGCCAGCACTGTAAAGATGCTTGACGCCCCATGCGTAGAGGCTGCCGCCGATCTTCACACGGCAGAAAGCACCGTTACTATTGTTAGTGTCAAGCTGGAGATGAACAGCGAGAAGCCCATCCTCGGCGAGCGTGATATTCCCATAATTATGCAATGTCGCCCAGGAGCTGCTTGTAATTGAGTAAACTGTCGGATCGTTGACAAGATTCAGTTCGCTTTTAACCTTGCGAACCTGCTCAGTTGGAAACATTAGTACACCCTAACTCATGTTACCCTACCCAGCTTTCAGCGACACCATAGCCGGGACTAGATGCGCCCGGAGCAACAGTACCCGTAGCCACACCCGCAGCTGGGCTAATCTCACCGGCGCCTCCGAACCTCAATCGCTTCTGCGTTTGCGGAGCTCCCGGACTCGAAGCTTCAACCACCACGTTCTTCAATTGCTGAGACACGATATTGGCAGCCAGCGCAGCGGTCTGCCTGTCCGCGCTACCAGCAACGTGAACGAGCGGTCCTGTAATGTTAATCGTCGTTGAGGGACCTGCACCGGCAGCAGGCAAGGACAAACCCGCAAACGATATGACGCCGGGAATCGCCTCAGTCGCGTAGACTCCCATCTGCCCAAACAAGCCGCCGACGACACGAGTTGTGGCCTGAGCTTGATTAACCATGCGTTGCATCAGATCGGTCCACACGCTTCCGCCGACAAGCTCTTCATTCAGCCGTTTCAGCTTTGCTTCCATGCCTCTGGCCATTTCTTCAACGTCTCCACCGATTGAGTTAACCGCTGTCTTCGCAGCATCTTCCATCTTCCCGAAAACGTCAGGAACCTTGGCCAGAGCCTCTTCCATTTTCTTCGTGTTATCAAGGATCGATTCGACGCTGTGACCCAGGATTCTTGAGGCTTCATCCCATGTTAAGTGCCACCTGGCAGCGAACATGCTGATCACGGACTTGACGATATCCGTTTTCTCAGTTAAGGACCGAGTCTGATCATTAAAAACCTCGGTTACAGCGTGGCCGCTCGTTTCGACGCTGCGCTTGTACTCATCACTAGCCTTGACAACAGTGTTAAAGTAGATCTCTGCGACATCCAACTGCTTCTTAGTCTTTTCAGCCAGCTTCTCAGCAACCTCCATCTCAGATTTTAAAGCAGCAATGTGCTCGTTGACAGCATCTGTATTCTTGGCAAACATGTTGCCTTCCTGCTCAATCGAGGTGCCCAAGAGCCCGTACAACTTGTTCAAATTCTCCGTGTTCTTGTTAAGTTGTGTGAGATGCTCTTCCTGGGTCTCAAGCTCTTTCTTCAGTTCACTGCATGCTGACGTTAACCCCTCATACTTCCTGCTCAAATCACTGACACTCGTGACCGTTAACTTGAGGAGCGAATCGGTCTTCTCCAGCGTCTTACAAATCTCCTCATGCTCTTTCCGGAATTTTTCCGCTTCGGCCGAGGCAGTCGTGAAGTTCTGCCACGCCATGTAGACGACGCCTGCAACGGCGGCGATGCCCATCATCGCTATGCCTGCAGGGCCCGTGAGCATGTCGAACGCTTTCCCAGCTAGGCCAGACGCGCCTTCCAGCCCTTTGAAAGCGTCCTGGGCACTCTTTACCATCGTAATCATCGACGGGATAACGGTCAACGTTGCCAGTATCATCGTCTGGTTAACGTTGTTCTGAGCTAGCCCCGCCCTTTCAACCGCAACCCTCTGTGCTTCCTGCGCAAGCGCCAGCTTGTCTGAAGCATCCTTCGCATTCGTACTGTCGACGCCGAACCGGGAAAGAGCCAGGTTATACGCAGTCTGGGCCTTCTCAACCGCTTCATTGCTTCTCTGCACAATCAGGTTCGCCTTGTCAAGTCTTACGTTAGCCTCTTCCACGCGGTCAACAGCCATGTACAATGCCATGCCCGCAGTAGCCATGTTGTTGAAGCTCAGCGCAGTATCCCTGACTGAAACGTCAACTTTCCGAGTCTGCTTTGTTAATGCTTCACCGCTTGTCTCCACACGGCCTAGAGCGGCAGCTGTGTTTTCGCCAACCTTCTGAATAACACTCGAAGCCTCATCAAAGGCTTTAAGGTGTATTTCAACGTCGCCGCTGCTCATTCACCCACCACTTACTCCACTCAACCAAAAACAACAGCTGAAAACGGGACAGTTCAGCCACATCTTCCAGCCTGTAACCCTTGTACTCGTGGACTACGTAGCCTATCAGCTGCGCGTCTTCACAGCAGTCGATCCATTCTGCTATTTCTTCGGCGGTTGCAAAAAACCCGAGCTCTGTGTTAAAATCGTCAATAGCTTAGTAGCAGTGTCCATCGGCAGATTGCGGACATCCTCTTCCGTGAGATCCGGGTATCCTTTCTTCAGCATGCGATATAGTATCATTACGCTCCGGTCTTCGTTTGACTTTGCCTGTGCTCCTATCTCAAGCAGATCGTTCATGCTGAGAACGCCGTATTTGATCGTGCCTAGCTCAGGGTCCTCGATAGAGAGGACGGCCTTGGCAGTCTTCACCACGTCTTTGGGGTTGAAAACCTTCGCTTTCAACCTCTTCTTCTTGTCGTACTCGTCAAGCTTCTCCGCGTATTCTTGAACGTTTCCCATAACAAATCACCGTGAAAAAAGGAAAGAAAGAGAAGGCCTTAGTAGGTGCTAGTTTGGAAGTCGTTGCCTTCGCCGGTCACTTTCTCGGCTATGATGCCGTTCTGGTCCGCCTTGAAATCCCACAGGTTTAGGACGACGTTTTTGATCGTGATCTTCGGCTTCCCTGTCGTCGTGCCGGCCGGGCCGATCTCGAAATCTACCGCTGTACCGCCAAGCACCTGGGAAGCGTAAGTGTTATCGATGTAGAGCTTGTCACAGCCAACCTTGAAGCTTTTGTTGCCAGCTGCAAGGATGCTTGCTTTATCACTCTGGAAAACATACTGTTTCAGGATATCCGCACTAATGCTGCAGGTTATACCGGTGGCGAAGCCTATTGGAGTCGCATCCATCTTGATGACCGCGTTACGGCCTATGATCGGTGTTGCACTCATTTCCATTTCTCACCTCTTTTACGCTAGATTACCAAGAAAATTGGCGAGAACCATATTCAGAAACTCGCCTTTGTGAGCTTCGAAATATTCAGCCGGAAAAGCTCCTTCTAGGTTGAAATCCCACTGGACCCGACAGAGCTCCAGACAATCACCATACGTCAGGTTTCCAAGCTGCTTCTGCGTTTCTTCAGTTGCAAGGAGAAAAGCATACCCGAGCCACTGACGGTAATACCGATCATTCTCGCCGAAGTAAAGCAAGATCCTCCTCGTCAGCAGGAGCAGCAACATGAAGTTCTTATCCTTCAAGCCCTTGATCGTCTGGTAGGGCACGTCATCGAAGCGTCCAGCGTATACTTCAACCCGATAGGCTTTCAGAATTCTTTGAAAAACATGCTCTGCCATCCGCGTCTGAGGAAAAGTCGGCTCAGCTTCAGGAACAAGCCTGTTCAGCATTCGAACCGCTAGGTTCACAAACTTTTTCGTTAAGTGCATCTTGAGCTCGCGGTGCACTAGAGCAGCCCCCCATGCATAGCAGCAAGCGCAGCGTTTTCAAGCTCTTCCCACATTTCTGGCGTGTGCATGCGCACGGCCGACGTCATGAAGAGCCTAGCTTGCATCCTACTTGTACCCCACTCCACAAAAGCCGCGTACGGAGCCCGGGCAATAAGCCTAAAAGTCCACTTCCCAGTCTGCTCGAGCGCCATAGTGCTACGCAGATAGCCAGTTCGGACCCGAACAAGCCTCTCCGCCGTGTCGAGCATGCGCTCTCCAACCATGTGGACCGCGCTTTGCACGCCCTTATCCAAAGCCTCCGGCCAGAGCTCACAAAGATTCCGAGCTAGATCCGCTGCATATTTCACTTCAACCTTAATGGCAGCACTCATCGGAAGCACCTATCCTTGCAGGCCTTCTTGCTCCTCTGATTGAACTTGATACACCTTCTACATTTCCTATTCAAGTTCGTGGCTGCCTAACTCTTGATTTGGAAACTCCTGCAGCTGATCTGAATCGAGACCCGAACAAGATCGGGCCCTTCAACCTGGTAGGGCTCTCGGGTGACAGGAGCGTCAGCGAGCCCAGGCATGTTCAGCTCATTAGCATGGATTATGCGCTCAACCTCTTTGCGCACGTTTTCGCGGACTGTGACAGCATCATCAACCGTGCCTATCACTTTCACGATCAGGTCGACGATAACGTGCTCAGTCTTGAGCCAAGCCTCACGCGACAAAGGCACTGTCGTACTAGGGCCCGTGGGACTATAACAGCTGATAACAAAGTTCTTGGAGACCTTCGCAAAATCCAACGTCTCGACGCGAGTGTCAACCCAGTAAATGTCATTCACGCCTGGAGAGACTAGGCTCCACTGTGCCTGCAGGGTCTGCATGATAAGCTTACTCGTCTCCGTCAACGGGACTTCTCCACAAGTCTGTCAATCAACTTTTTCAGTTCGCAGGACTGGCAAGCAGCATAGTCAGGCGCGCGGCAACCTCCACAAACAAGCTTGCTCAGCCTCTTCAAATCCGCAATCGTCACTTTTGCCCCGCCCCTAGAAAAGCACTGGAGAACGAATCCCCAAAGGAGATGCGAATTGCAAGCTCTCTAAGGGCTTCGGGAAAACAATGATAGGATTCAGAATGAAGAGATGACTTCAACATCATACCCGTTATCGAGGAGCTGCTGAAACTCAGCACTTGTCAAAACAGTTTTGGCGCCATTCACTTTCGCAACGATATAGTTGCCCTTGCCCAAAACCTTGCTCAAGGATTGATGAGTCCTCCCCTCACGGTCTATATTCTGTTTGCCACATTATGGGGTATCCAGACCCAGAAACAGCGTTGATCACATTATTCAAGTCTAACGCTTGGACTTCATGCACCAGGACATGACCGACTTCTGTGGCTCCACTTGTGAATCTAAGTCGGACATATCTAGCTTGACAGAAAACCAAATTATCGAACAGGTCTACTTCAGTGGTGCTAGTGATCCCCATCGCTGCACTATTACTTACCTGATAATAATTCGAGCCATCCACACTATACCACCAAAGACCCGTGACACTGCTTGTACTGCTGTAAAGACCGACTTTAGCTAAGAGCGTCACATCGTAGGTTGCACCCATGTCCCATTGAACTGTCCCTATTTGTGCCGCACCAGAAACGGTGGTATTTCCTTCTGCACCAACTGTGGAAAAATCGTTATCCGTGGCAAGGGTCAGATCCGGCGCCACACCCCATCCCGTTGCAGTTCCAACAACACCACTAAGACGGTTCACACGGGTGTCTACTTCATAGAATCCGATTTGGAAGTGTGTAGAGTTTTTCGATATTACTGTTGGTTGAAGCAAAGAAGATGTCGAATTAAGGTAACTAGACCCATCAACCCAAACGTGAATGCTTGTAGGAGTACCGTCCAAGCCGTGAGGGATCCATGTTCCGTTTATGCATGATCCTATTGAACCGCTATTTTCTGTGGTAAACCCCACGTTCTGTTGAACTAGAGGATGCTGTGAGCCGAAGGTTAAGACATTGGTATAGGTTCCGACGAAAGTGTTATCCTTGATTTCTGTATCGTTCGCATTGGCATTGGAACTGTCAATCCCGTAAGTCACGGCTTGCCCAGTGGCATCAAAATAATTGTTCGATATTTTAGTGCCAACAGAGGGGCCAACAAGAATCATTCCTAGTGCCGCCGCATGATAACTTCTGAAGGTATTACTTTCAATTTGAATGCCATTAGTATGGTATGTAGAGTTATTCTTGATGGCTACATCTTCAAACTGAAAATAATTACCGAAGATTTGTATATTCACATATCCTTTGAAGCCATCAAACAATATCGGATTTAGACAGTAGGAAAAGATGTTGTTGCTAATAATCATGCCTTGCGCTCCTCTCGGATTAATACAGGCATTCCCTAATTCTTCATTGAAGATGTTGCCTTCTATGATTGTACACTGATGTGGATAATCGCCTGAAGCATAATCGCATTTTATTCCACCACCATTGCCCGCAAATTGACACCCAGTTATCATAGCATGCGGAAACTCGTTAGTTTTTTGTGATTGGTATAGGTAGATTCCATAATCGTCGCTAAGTTCAAATTGACAACGACTAATGTGATGATCCCATCCGCAAGTCAACTTGACTGCATTACCTTTCCATCCGCGGAACCAAATATCATAGAGCGTGATATCGGCAGACACTATTGAATTAGTTTGGTTGATAGCACATGTCACAACTGCTTGATTACCTTTATTCCCCTCTAACTTCATATGCGCAAAATATGGAAGACACAAACCTCCCTCGATTCTGAACATATCACAATTGGCATTATCGGCCAAACGCAAAACTGTAGAAGCCATGCCGTTGCCTTCTCCCACAATATGAACTGTCTTAGTTAGAACAATCGTATTCGTGATGTTATACGTTCCTGCTGGGACGAAAATTTCTTTGTCTGCGCCATTGTCTGCTGCATTTTGAAATACTGCGCTCGTGTTTGTACTGTAGGCCATCAGTTTACTGTCGTTGCCTCTGGCCCAACAGATCACGCCCTCAATGGTCGTGATAAGATTGAATCCCCGTCCCAAGGGCGAATAACTGCTACCAACGGGCGTTTCAAGAGCAGATGTGATATTCCCATAATTCATCCAATCTGCGATCTGCATAGCAACCACGCTTTGCAGATAATTCTCTTGAGTTGGAGAAATCAAGTGCAAATTAGCCGATATGCTGAGCGCGAGTGTTGTGATAAACATCAATAGGAAAGCCTTAGTCTTCTTATCCCAAAAACCGTTATTCTGAGCCATTTAACTCACCTTACACCTAATACTATGACTAATAATGTCTGCATTACTCAGATGCAACGTGAAATGCGTCAGCGTCTTATCGGTGATCCATAGTGAGCGGCCTTCCAAATTGTCCTGAGGTTCAGGATATATATTTTGCGGAATCCGGCCGAGCCCATGTTCAACGGTAACTTCTTCGGACCCCGCTGGGACCGTCACATCCACATAAACTGAGCTTTCGCCGCCCCTGAACACGCACGGGCCAGTGAGTCCTCCCCGTGTTGGCACTTCACTGGCTGCGCTTGCTTCCGCCACTTTTACTGCACTCGTCAAGTTTACTATTTGCTTAGTCAAGTCCTCCTTGAAGCCCGAGATCGTTCGCTGAATAGCTTCTGCATAGGGGCCGCTGCGAGCAACACGCAAATCACCTAAGAAGTAGTCGAAAGCTCCGACCAAGGCTCCGCCGCTTGACACGACCAGGATATGCATGCATGCAAGATCAAGTGCTGCAAGTTTCGCAACTGAGTATTTTGGATCGGAAGGACTGAGATCCATGCCGATTAGCGCATTGATGTAGGTGTTTGCGTGGTCAACGTGTGCTTGAAAGCTGCTTTCGGCTATGTTGATGCCATAAACCGAGTAGACATGATTCGCTGCATCATACGTAGCATTCAAGTGCGCTTGAACATCGGCAAGGGCAATGTAGGCCACAGTCATCACGCATCAACCTTCCTACTTCTTTGCACAAGCTCCATGACTGCTATGCGATTCAGGATCGCCGTGTTAATGTCTTCGAGGATGATGTTCTGCATCCACTCTGGCATACGCAGGATCCGCGCCCCGATTTTATCCCAAGTCTGCACCCACTTCTTACGCAATTTCATGGCGCGAGTGAGATCCTCCGCGATCTCTTTTGCCCCGGACACTTCAACCACTCCCGACAATAACGATCGTGAAACTGAAACTCGTGATGGTGGAAACGGCAGGATCCACCCTTAAAGTAAAGGTCACCGGAACAAATCCGCCAGTCGGAATCACGCCTCCTCCATAATCCCAAGTGACTGAAATGACACCTGAAGCGTTAGGAGGGCTCCATTCTTCAGTATACATGCTTAAAGTTATGGGCACGTTACTCTCATTTTTTACGTACCCTGAAAAATTCTTGTTTTCACCAGCCTCAACGATGCCCCAATCAATCTGCGTGACTGTAACCGTGAAATTGACGTCTTTGAAAACGCCTACACCCACCACTTTCAAAGAAGCCACATTAGAGATCCGATGCGTCCACTGCATAACAGCGAACGTGAGAACTGAACCGGCACACAGGCCAGCTATAACGGCTAATGCAAGAAAACCAGCCAGCTTACTTGACATTTCAGACCACTCCTTGCTCCTTCAATCTTTGAAGAGCATACTCAACTGCGTGAGTTCTGTTCGCAAACCGTTTCTTCTTTATCATCTCCTCTATCCAAGAGAGCAGCTCTTCGTCCAACGCCATGCTAGTCTTAACTTTGTTGCCCATATTCATTGCTCACAGCAATTCTGAGCGGGAAGAGGAGAGATGGCATCAAAACAAAAAAGTGGAAACTAGCTAGAATGAAGATCCTAGCGGATCAAAGCTCAAGTTGAGGCTAATCCGGTAACCTTGAAAATTGCTTCTCCGCAAGTCACGACAGGGCTGTACCTGGTTGTCAAGCTCACGTCGACAGCGTCAAACTCTTTCTTAACGTCAATGTCGGTTAGGAGCGGGCGTTTGATGACGAAGAACCCCATGGGCGCGTAGGCCGCGCTCAGGTTTTGGCCACTGCTTAGAATGTAAGCGTTGCCTACGTTGACTACTGGGCTCACTTTGACTGCCATGCCGTAAATGTATCCGATGAGGCCAGACTGCATGACCGTTTCTCCGTACTGCATGTGCAAGCTGAACTGAGGCAAGTACATGACGTCTCTAGCGTTTATGGGGTTGAGCAGTATGTTGTCCGGGATGAAACTGTAGCTTTCGATCTTCGATTTGGCATTCAAAATGTCCTTGGTGCCGAGCCCACCCGAAATGGTGAACTCGGTTCCTGTGGCGCCGAGACTCGTGCCTGAACCCGCACTGCTGTTTCCAGCAGCCAAGTCGATCACTGTCATGCAATCCTTGTCAATCGTGTATGCCATACGCCTTGCCAGACGTCGCAGTTGATCCTCGATCACCGGGATGTACAGATCTTCGATGTTTTCTCGACTGACACGCTGACGCTGACCCTTCTTGTAAGGCGTGACGGTTACGGTGCTGTAAGGCGTGAAATCCATCGGAATTTCAGAGCCCTCGGCAATCTCGCTGATCGCTGCGCTCCGAGAACCGCTCTGCTTCACAAAGGTCGCGGTCTTCCCTGCGACCAATGGGAACTCTGGAAACAGCTGCTTCACGACAAGAGCCGGCATCGTCAACTCAATGATCTTCTTGTGCAAGGCTGGATACGCGACTGCGCCAGTGTCAACCCACGTTAAAGCGTCTCTGAAAAGACTCATTCAAAACACCTTTCTAAGGAATCAAGAGTTGCACGTAGACCGTGTCGCCGTCTACCGCTGCTGCACTGATGGCCTTGCCAACGATCATTCGGCTCTTGTTGATGGCGAGCGCGATGCCTGCGCTTGAGATTAAGTCAGTATCGACCACGTCTGCCAATGCTGCAACCTTGCCGTTTGCCGCTGATACAACAAGATCGCCCACTGCAATCGCGGCTGAAGCGATAGCACGGACAATGCCTCTGCATGCAACGCTGATCTTCTTGCCTGAAAGAGCCTTGGTCACGGTTATCCCACAGCACTGCTTGACCTGACCTGTTGTTGCCTTCACTTGGAAAGCCATGCCCGTGCCAGCACTGAACTGCACCGCCTTTCCGACGTCGAGATCTTCAGCAGCTTGGTAAGTCACTACGAACGCGTCGCTGACAAGCGGATTCGTCCCTTCATATGTTGGAGTACTCATACAAAATCACCATTTCAAAACGTGCGCGCTATTGGAACCCAATCAGTTTCTTGTGAGCCTTCAGCAGATCCTTGTACCAGTCAAAGTTTCCGAGGGCGTCTTTGTTGATCTCGTCGACAGCAACAATGCCCTGACCAGTCGGCTTCTGATCCTGAGGCGACGCTTGCGATTGAGCTTGTGGTGCAGGTGAAGTGACCGAAGGACTTGCAGGAGCACTCGCTCCGGCGCTCGCAGTAGCGTTAGAAGTGGCTTTCTGGCCAGCCTCTTCGCTCACCTTTTTCGCTGCCCCGCCATTCTCAGCCCTCTTCGCCAGCTCTGCCTCGAGATCCGCGATCCTACCCTTGAAAGCCTCAATCTGCTTTTGAAGCTGAGTCAACTGCTGCATGAATTCTTCATACGTATGCTGTTTTGGCGCCGTTTCTCCTGGCGCCGTGTTGACAACTCCCTGTGCTTGATGCGGAGAAGCCTTCTCATCTGCTTTAGCAGACAAAGGCTTCACCTCCTCTTTCTCATGTTTGTTTTCAGGTCCTTGCGGCTCTCGCCTAGAACCCACATCATCACCTTCAACAAGTGATCCTAAAGCGGGATTCGAACCCGCGCCCTTCATGGCAGCATCCCACTGAGCGTCATTCATCGCAGCGAAGAACCCGACGGGTCTAAACTCCGTCTTCTCGTAAGCTGGAGAAGCAACGATACTGAGCTCCCGAACCCTCGGCTTGTGCACGATCTCCCAAGCGCCAGAACACAAGTGAACAAGAATTCCCTCATTCCGTGAAGGCTGCTTGCACTTGCTGCAGACGACATCGTCACTGTCAACTTGAACGCTCACGTGGCTCACGTATTGGCGTCGGATCTTGTCAATCAGCTTCTCTTCTCCGCCGACCTCTGCCTGGAACAAGACTTGCTGGCCGTCGCGCTTGGCATGCGGAACTTTCCCAACTACCATCAAAGCACTTTCAGCATGATCCACACGCAGCTGAGCCCCCTGCAGTGTCTCAACAAAAAAGTCTAGGTCCTCCTCGGGCACCTGCCACTTATTCTTGTTCACGCTTGTGTCAATTGCCACCCCTTCAATGTTGATGAGCTCTTTCAGCGGGCCCTCTCCATCAACACCTTGCTGCGCCTTGAAAGGCACAAAATACCGGAGCTGCATCTTGCCCTCGCCTCGACTACTCCTATGCTACTGGCAAACGTTTTCCCTGAGCCTTCAAGTACGCTTCTTGCCAGGCCCTAAAAGCTGCAACATCGCCCAGAAGACTTTTCCTTTCTTCTTTCACCGACGCATTCACGGATGGCTTTTTCGATTCACTTCTTGCTTTCAAACTCATTCTCTTCTACTCCACGGTCGAGATCTGAACATAAGCGTTAACAACTCGGCGGCGATACTCATTCCAAGCCTTGAAGTCCAGCAAGGTCTGAATCTCACTTTTCAAGTGCTTGTCAAGCCAGTTACGGACCTGGTCTCGGGTTTTGAAGCGTTTCTTGTCAAACATGTAGTTCTGAATTTCCCACCGGTCAGAACCCTTCACCTTGCCGACCGTAATCTTGACGCCACCACTGCCGATATCTTTCACGCGGAACCTCTCAAACTTGTCCGGGTCCTGAACCCGGTAACGCCAAATGTTCTGGTCTTCATCAATTCCAGGCATGTAATCCACCATTAGTTTGCGAGCCACTCACATAACGTGACGAGACGCTTCAAAATCGCACCCTTGACACGTGCAAGGCGCCGCTGATTGTCGATGAACAATATGTATGTTGTGCAGTCTTGCGGCATGACTATGCGCATTTTGCTGTTGTAGTGATACTGTTTCCGGTCTATCTTCCCGTAGAAGAACCGGCGAACCCTGCAGTAGAGGCAGCTGAAATGTGGCCGCTTCAAATCGTGCCCACACAAGCGCTTGCACGCAAAACTCACATTTAGTCCTCCCTGTCTCGGATCTCCCGGATCATCCGCTTGACCTGTTCAACGCCCTTCCCATCTTGTCCTTCAGGCTTCGCCAAAGGCTTCAATAGGCTAGCCCCGTTTTCCGGTTCCGCTGGGTAACCAAGTTCTCCGCGCGCCTCAGAAGGCAACAGAATCCCTTTTTCCACCAAGTCACCCATCAAAATCGCTTTCTTGTCAAGTGTGGGCTCCCAGATTGGACGCCACTTAACCTGAGGAACTTCAACGCCTTCTCCAAACTCCTCTTCGATCAGCTGCTTGAATAGCTCTGTCTCAAGCGTGTCCGCAATCATCTCCTGCAGCATACGCAATCGCGTGACATACTCTTGCATAACGACGTCAGCTGTAGCCCGGTTCGTGCCCTCGCTCTTGCCCATAAAAATCTTCGGAACCCCGAGAACCGCTTCGCGCTGCGTGTAGAGGTAATCAAGCCACCACTGAATGTTCACGTCCTTCGTCAGGCTAGGAATAACATCGACTGTCACGTCGCCGCGGACGTACACGTCCGAAGCGACCTTGCGGTCTCGAAATGCTTCGACGAGGCTCTGCAGCTGCGGATCGCTGAAGGGCCTCTCCGGCGTGCCAGCCTTCACCACAAGCATTGGCTTAGCGTAAGTGTGAACGATGACGGCCATGTCATCTTCCAACTGATCGATCAAAGCTTGAATCTTCAATAACGGTCTCAGAAGACTCGTGCCATAGCTGAACTCGTACCACCAGCTCTTAGCTCCGCTCCGAAAGTGAACCATGTCCTGCGCGGTAAAGGCTACGGGCGGAAAAGTCAAGAGTTGAATGTACCCGAAAACGTTGCCATAGGCGTCGCGACGAACCCGCACGTGCACGGGATCCAGCGGCTTGAGCCACACGATCTGGCCAGTGCTCTCGTCTCGGCAGAGTTCGAGAAAGGCGTTGCCGAAGACAAGCATATCAGTGCCCACAATACGCAGCGTCTGGAGAGCGTTTTGCTCATCAAGCCAGTCAGAAAGCCACTCGCGGACAGCATCGTCCCCGCCTTCCAACTCAAACCCATTCGATAGAGCAAGGTTCACAGTGACGTCAATAGCCGCTTTGATGTACGGCGTGAAAGTGTACAGGTCCTTGTACTTGGGCAGATCCTCGATGGGTGTGGCGCCCCAAAGCCTCTCCCAATAAGCCATGTATGGGCTAGTGACAAAGCCGGCGCCAGAGCCCCTAAGCATATACCGAGAAACGTAGCCATACATAGCCATGTCAGCTTTCCAGCTGACGGGCACTTCCTCTTCAATCTGACGTTTGCTCAGTTCCTCGGGAACGTTCCGCTGTGCTAAGAAAGCAGAGTTTTCCAGCTGGCTTTTCCAAGGCATCTACTTAAGCACCTTTCTTCTCAACCGTAACTCGAACTTCCTCAAGCACCACTGTCTTCGCGATGTCGACTCCGTTGACGTAAATGTGCAAGTCCTGCAGGTTGCAGTTGACAAGGATTCCTAGAGCCTTCACCTGTTTCTCCTTCTCAGATGCGCGAAATATCTCGTCTTCCAATTTTTCACCTACGTAAGCTTGAAATTGCAGAGACGACTCAGTCGAGGCGAATACTCGACATATCCAACGCTTACCATTTGACCAGTATCAGAAACTCGCAAACCAGCACTTACGCTATAATCGAAAAGTTTGCGCCAGCCGCTCTTCAGCTTGAACCATACTTCTTTTGCATAAGCCCCGCTCAATGCGAGGTCGACGTAAAACAGATATTCATCTTTCAAGTTGCACCCATTCAAAGCATTCTTATCACGGAATACGGGCAATAAGATATCCGTCCAACCATCGGGCTCCATCCCTTCATCTCGATCCTCAACGCCAATAAGAGCCATGCTGAACCCGTCTGAATGCATTTCGGTGTGAAAGAGATGCGTGTACCGATCGTTGAATTTGATTATTCGCTCAAACGTAGTCTGGCCATGAATTACAAACTTGAATTTGCTTAAGAAACTGTAGTAATAAATTGGCAGTTTCCTAATCATCTCTTGCGGAAGGCTTGACATCAATCCACCTTAATGCGGAAGTATTATTGCACCTCTTCCAGGCGGAGGCACCTCCGTAGTCGTGAAGACTGCTAGGCAGATAGCCCAGAAACGGTCGTCATGCGAGCCTTCAGGATGGCTAAACGTGTACACCTCACTTCCCTGGGATTGCTCCCACTGCTCGCAGTTGAGTTCAGCCTGCACATCCTGATCAAACGGCAACTCGAACTTGCGCCGGGCATCTTCTGGAGCAAGAGCTCTATCACTTTCTCTGGGAGTCATCATCAGCTGCTTTAACGTCATGGCCATGCCATGCTTCAACGGCCTCGTGAAATCAACTCCCTTCACTCCCGGGAAACCAGCCTTGTTGATCTCCTCATCCATGCCCTTCGTGCCCGTGTGATCGTAATACACGGCCCGCACAGATCTCCACCGGTCACAGATGCTCTTTATGTAGGCCATCACGCTTACATAGGGCGTGCCCAGCGGAAACTGTTTGCAGTGGACGAGCTGCACAAAGTCCTGCTGCTTGTTGATGATGGCAACAGCGTTATGATCCCTTTCTCGCCCAAGGTCCCAGCCGAGATAGAATTCGCCTGAAAGGCTTTCTTCGAATTCCAGGAAGCTAAGCTCTTCATTTTGACACTTGATGATGAGGCTGCTGGGCAAGAAGGCGGTCTCGTCGTCGACGAAGCTGCTTTCCATTTCTCGCTTCCAGCGCCAAGGATCCCCGGCGTACTGCTCTCGCATGACCTCAACCTGGTATGGATCCAAGGGCCCGTTTGGCTTCTGGACATCCTTGTACGTGAGAAAGTATCGGGGAGGATCCCGCTCGTGAATGTTGCCGCTGAATATCCTGAAACTCTTGTCAAAGCACATCTTGTAGTAGATGCTGTCTTTGTTCCAGGGAGTCGACGAGACGTTAATGCCCACAGTCTGCGTCAATGTCATCGGCAGTAGGGCACTGAGCCAAAGATCCTGGTCCTTGCGGATGAAGTTCATTTCATCAATGCTGATTTTTCGGGGGCCGTGACCGCGAATCGTGAAGGGCTCAGGCGTTTCAGCAAGTATTATGGTACCATTCGTCAGCCGGATTATGGTTTGCAATTCGCTTTCAATGTACGCATCATAGATTCGATCGTCCATGCGAGCAAGGTGTTCGTGAAAAGCTTGGAAGTAGATCTCTTTGATCTGCTGGAACTTCGGCATGGTTACGATGATCTTGCAGTTGGGATTGTTGAATCCGAATTGAAGATCGTCGCCGGCCATCACAGTTGTCTTGCCAGCGCGCCGTGGCCAGCGCAAAACCTTAAGCGCCGCCGGATCCAGGAGAAA